GCACGAGCGTGCTTGGAACCGTGCTTCTTGCCGTGCATTTTGCCCTTCATCATCTCGGAACTCCTATTTTCCTAGGGGAAATCACCTATTTCGACATTTGTCAGAAACAAGTGTTGACAACAACTGTTGTCGCATGTTCAGATACTCACCACTGGCCTCCCAGACGGGCCAAGCCGCTAGGTGAAAAACAAAGGTTCTGGTGCCGGGATGGGCGAGCAGCAGCCCCGGCGGCTCCTCAAGGGGAGTCCGGCCTAAAGCAGACCAGTATCTGCCCAATCTACCGGGAAGCCTTGGCTCAGTAGAGTGCCTTCGATGAGGGCACTGCACTGAGTCAACAACTGTCAACAACACTGGAGAATGTTATGGAAATTGAAAAAATGGAACTTCAAAAAGGCGACATCGTGCAGAGCTTCGACTTCCCAGACACCAATGACTGCTATTACGTAGGCGAAATCATGAGCATCAACAAAGCGAACGGGACGTTCAAGGCTCGAATTATCCGCCGCGTGTGGAACGGGAGGTCTGAGCCGTTCGACGGCCTAACCTTTGTCGCGCCGCTTCCAAACCTCAGCTCTGTGGATGGCGTTGGCTCCCACAGAGTGTATTTACTCGAAGAGTAGGTCGAAACGCCCTTCGGGGCGTCTGGCAGTCACGCTGCCACTGATGAGACCAACAACTGTTAACAACAACAATGGAGATTGTTATGAAACTTCTGCTAGTCGCTTTCTTCCAGCTTCTCGCCATGGTCGAGATGGCATGTGGCGTTCTGCTTGTCGCTGAGTCGGGCGGCGTCGGCGTCTATTCGCTGATCGCGGTCGGTGCTGCTCTGTTCTCCCTGTCCTTTGCCAACGAGGTGTCCAAGTCATGAACTACGCAAACCACTACGGCTACAGCGACGTGAACCCTTTCGAGATCGTGCGGCGCGTGAGCGATCGCACCATCGACATCCGCGCCATGAAGGCTGAGCGCGACCCCTCGTGGAAGCCTGACTTTGTCCCCGGCGGCTTCTTCGGCACGGTGGTCAACCAGAGCAGCCAGCAGTGGCTGATCAACAGCGACCCGGACGGCGACGTGCGGCGCATCCGACTGGGCAAGCATGGCTGGAAGGATGCCCACGGCAGGCGCTACGACCTGTCCGACGAGCCTGTTCGCTTTTACGACTACAACTTCTGACCGGAGGCTATATGCAGATCGTTGATCAACTGGGTGCGCTCAACGCACAAATCTCCGCCCTCAACCAGCAGGCTGAGGCCATCAAGAAAATCCTGCGCGATTCTGGCGCTGGCGAGTACCGCGGCGAGGTTTTCCGCGCCGTCGTCTCTGAACGCGCTTCGAGCCGAATCGATTCGACCAAGGTGCGCAAGATTCTGACCGACGAGCAACTCGCCGAAGTCGTGTCGGAAGTGCGCTCCACCAGCGTCTCGCTGTTCGACCTGTGAGGTGATCGATGGACGCATTCCTGTTCTACGCGCCACGCATGGCGCTCGCACTGGCCGTGTTCGCACTGGCCGGATACATCGCTTTCGGTTGGCTGGACGAGGAGGATTCGAAATGAAACACGAAAACGAAGAAGTCGATCGGATTGTCGAGCGACTGTTCAAGTACATCGAGCAGGCATCGAAAGATGGCTACGTGGTGTCTGAATCCTGCGTTCGATCGCAGATCACCTACGTCTACCAACTCGGCCACTTCGATGGCCGGATCAAGGGCATCAAGGAGATGGCCCGATAGACCGAAACAGGCTCGCCGTGAGGCGTCCCTGTCGCAGCGTGATGCGCTGCCTGACGAGGTCAGACAATCAACAACAACTGTGAGGCTCCCATGATCCACCAAATGTCCAAGTCCCAACTCGTCGAGTTGGTTCGCCGGGTGTCCGGTTCCGCTGGCGACTACGCTCGCAAGTCCAAGCAGGACTTCATCGAGCAAGTGGCCGCTCTGCCGCAGGAGAAGGTCGCTGAGGCGATTTCCTCGATGGGCCTGATCTCAGGCTCCCTCGCCCCGATCGCGGCTCCTGCGCCTTCTGCGGCGGTCGAGGTGCCCAACGTCGAGGTGGTCGCTCGCAAGTCGCTGCGCGAGGTCTTCGGCATCCGTGGCAAGCACGGTGCGTACGAGGTCGATGTCTACAACGACCCTGCAGCCCCCGCGCTCGACCCGCTGTACAAGTTCAACGCGGAGCAACTGTTCACTGCTGTGACGGCTGTTGCCCGTGGCCGCAACGTGTGGCTGGCTGGCCCTGCCGGCACCGGCAAGACGGAGTTCGTGCGCAACCTGTGCGCTGGCCTTGGTCGCGCCTTCGTCCGCGTGTCGTTCGACAGCGGTGCTGAGCGCTACGAGTTCATCGGCGGCGAGCGTGTCAAGAACGGCTCGACCGTCTACCAGCACGGCATCATCCTGCGCGGTTTCGTGCGCCCCGGTGCAGTCATCCTGCTCGACGAGGTGTCGTTCGCTCGACCTGAGTACCTGTCGGCGCTGCATGCGCCGCTGGAGCCGGAGGGCGTGGTCACGGTGCCTGAAACTGGCGAGGTGATTCGCAAGGCTCCGGGCGTGGTGTTCATGGCTGCGGACAACTCGAACGGTCGCGGCGACTACACCGGCATGTACGCCGGGGTGCGCGAGATGAACGTCGCGTTCGTCAACCGCTTCGCTCGCACGATCGAGTTCAGTTACCTGCAATCGGCGGACGAAGCGCAGGTCATCAGCAGCCGCACTGGCGTCCACAGCAATCTGTCGACGCTGATCGTGAGCATGCTGTCGGTCATGCGGCAGGCTGGTCAGTCTAGCCAACTCGACCATGTCCCGACGCTGCGCGAGGCGTTCTACCTTGCTGAGGCGCTGGCCGACAAGGTGCCGCCGCGACTGGCATTCGAGCAGACGATGGTCAATCGAGCATCGCCTGAATCGCGTGAAGTCCTGCAGCAGATATGGAAAGCGAACATGTCGGACGCTGGTATCGAGGCCGCGATGGCTGGTCTCGCGCCGCCTGTCGTCACGCCCGACGTGGTCGATGTCAACTCCCCAAATGCGCCCGAAGCGGCGTGAGGAATCGTCATGCAAAAGATTAAATCGGCGACCATCAAGGCCGCGGCACTTGTCCACTCGCAGAAGCAACTGCGAGCGCTGCTGGGCAGCGATGCCGTGTTCTCAGGGGCCGGCACTGTCACCTTCGGCGGCGAGATTGCCTTCGCCCAGTGGGCGCTCACTTCCGACCGTAGCAAGGTGATGACCTACCGCATCAACTACCCCAGCATGCCCGACAACTCGTTCGTGTCGCGCATCGAGGCAGACCTGATCGCGGCCTACACCAGCCACGAGGTCGGGCACGTCGCGTACACCGACCAAAGCAGCCTACTCCGGTACTCAGGCCCGGAGTATTCTCTGCTGCGGAATCTGTGGAACGGAATCGAGGACGGTCGCATCGAGCATGCGGTGATTGCGTCCGGTCGCGCAAACGGTGCGCGGTCTGGGTTCAAGCGACTGATGTCGCAGTTCACGTCCAAACTCGATGACAAGTTCAACCCGACATCGATCAACAGTGCGCCATTCGCGCTCGCGCTGATCAGTCGGGCCGCGCTGGGTGACGGCAACGGTTTCGCCAAGAAACTGCTCGACCGAATCCCGGAGCCGAAGCGCAGCCTGTACAAGGCGGTCGCTGACGCGATGCCAAGCCTGTCGCTGGATCGCGACGGCACTGGCCAAGCGCTGGGGCTGGCGATGCAGTTCCTCGAAGGCTGGAAGGCCATCGAGCCTGTCGACCAGAGTGCCGACAGCCGGCAGCCGTGGGAGCAGCAACAGTCACAACAGCCACAACAGTCGGAAGACGACGACTCTGAGTCGGGAGACTCCGACGAGTCGTTCGGTTCCGAAGACGGCGACAGCGATGCTGCTGAACTCGCTCAGGCTGAGGCTGAGATGTCTGAGACGACTGAAGCCGGCGAGGCCGACAGCGCTCCTATGCCTATCGAGTCCGGAGACGACGAAGGCGAGGACGGCGAGGCTGTCACCAACAACGGCGGCGATGAGCCGTACGAGGACAGGCAGGAACAGTACGACGAACAGTTGTGCAAGTCGCCTGAGCCTGACATCGATGACGTGTTCAAGCGTATCCGTGAGCGCACGATGGTGCCGATCTCGTTGGCGTCTGCCCCGCCTCCGGGCCGCAGTGAAATGCGCCGCTGGACATCGATGCAGAAGGACGATGCCGGACTGCGTCGAGCAGCGCGTACGCTGTCGAAGACGGTGTTGCCGGCGCTGAAATCGCGTCTGTACCAGATCCTCAAGGCTCCTGAGCGTTGCGGCTGGGACAGCGGGTCGGTCAGTGGCCGGTTCGATGGCCGCCGTGCGCCGCGCATGCTGAGCGGTAGCGAGTCGGTCTTCAAGCGCCGCTGGGTCAGCGAGGGCATCGAGACTTCGGTGTCCATCATGGTCGACATGTCTGGCTCGATGGCCGGACAGAACGCCAAGAACGCCGCCCAACTTGCTTGGACGATCGCTCAGGCCGCAGAGACGGCTGGCGCTGAGTGTGAGGTGGTTGGCTTCCGATCACCCAGCACCTACGACCACGTCCAGTACGGCGGCGGTCGCGACATGTTCGGGAATCTGCTGGGCGGCAATGATAGAGACTCGTCCCGTGCCGGCGTCCTCGTGGTCGCCAAGCGCTTCGAGGATCGTGCTGGCCAAGTCCCTCATCACTTCGTGAGGATGGGACAGATCGCGAGCGGCGGCACCCCGGACTACACCTGCCTACGCGCAGTTGTTCAACAACTGTCGCAGCGTAAGTCGGGCCGGCGTCTGGTGATCGTTATCACCGACGGCTTCGGCGAGTCCCAGAAGGTGCTGCAGATGACGCGCTGCAGCAAGGCGATGTTCGATGTCGAGGTCATCGCCTTCGGCATCGGCACGTCGAATGACCTGCTCAGTCAGGCGTACGAGTTTGGTGCGGCGGTACGCCACGCTGGCGACCTGCACTCAATCGCTCTGCGTAAGGTGATCGAGCAGTTGAAGGCCGGTGACACCCGGCGGGTAGCCTAACTTGCGGGGGGCTTCGGCCCCCCTTTTTTTAAGGACAAGGCTTCCCCGCTGTCGGTGCGCAATATAGTTATAGTTGGAATGCACCTACCACAGATTCTAATCCCTTGACTAGGGCACTTGCAAGTTTCTTGGGTCGACTTGATGCATCGACCATCTAGCGGTCACTCAAGTTGCCGGTTCACCTGCCTCCGGGCAGTGTGGAAAGCATCGCCGGCAATCTCCTTGGCTAAGTCCACCCGCTTAGTCCACCAAGCCTGAGGCTCATCAGGCCCAAGTCCCATCTGCTGGCTACGCCAGTGCCACTCAGGGACAAACTCCCCCAGCCCCTCACACAGCGGACAGTCCTGCTCCTTCTGGTCTGCTGAGTCGAACCCGTAGTTCAGAAGCGTCTTGCCGGTGCCGTTGCACCCGCGGCAGGCCTTCATCATCCATTCGATCAGCCCCTGCCTCGACGCCCTCTGGGCAGCCTGCCAGCCGATACCCCAGTTCCTGCGCCGGCATGCCTTCTTCAGCACCCTAGCCAGTTCGTCCGACGCCGGCCGCAGTTCTTCAGCGAACCCGCCACTGATCAGCATCTGCAGGGTGGCCCCAAGTTTCGAGGCATGCGCCAGTGCGGCAACGAGATCGGCATCGAAGTGCGTCTCGTCGCTCTTCAGGTTTTTGGAATTCAGCGCGGTGCCGATGCGCTCGTTACTTGGCATTGGATAGTTCCTCGATGAACTCTATGACCAAGGTGTCGTCAGGCTTTGGCCACATCACGAGAGGCGCGTCATCGCCAATGCAAAGCCCGATGATGTTGTAACTGATGTACTCCTCCGCTTCCTCGCGAGACATCCTGCTGCTGTCCATCAGGATCTCAACGATCTTGCTTCCGTCATAGATTGCTCGATGCACATGGCCGTCTGCGCAACACGCAGATGCCGTGCCAACTATCGCGTTGTCGAATCCGTAAAGAGTAATCATGGAACACCTCGTTGTATTTTGTCTTTCATGGTTTCAATGAAATGCTCAAGTCTCAGCATGACCAGCGGTCGAGTGTCTCCATCGACACGCATGATCACAATCGGAATCTCACCCGGCTGCACACCGGTCTCGCACTGCTCGATGAACTCAGTCACCGCCAGTTTCTTTCTTCGCTTCACCTCGATGCGGTAGGGATAGACGCTTATATCTTCCCCCGAATCCCTCGCCTGCCCCAGTTTGCGTTTGATCTCCATCCCAAGTTGTTCGCTTAGGAAGTTTGCGACTTCGCGCTCTGTCTCTGCGCCTCGTTGGCGTTGCCTCTTTCCCATCTTTCTTCCTCCTCTCGTATTCTGCTAACCCATCGATCATTGCGTTGGCGACATTCATTGCCACCCTGACTGACGAGTAGTGGTCGACGAAAACGTTGTCGATGTCTATGCCTCTGCGCTTCTGCAGATTATGGTAGGAGTGGGGTATCCCTCCGGTGTTCTCCATCCCGCATATCGGGCATCGCTTTCTACTCACGCCTCACATCCAGATAACCGTTATCGAACAGCCAGCCGATCGTCTTCCGATGCGCGGCCTCCCACTGCTCAAGCTTTTCAGTCCTCGTCATGCGATTGCGCTGGTCGATTTCCATGTGGCAGTCGTAGCACAGGAAGGCGACACGATAGTCGGCAGCCTTGTGCCCGATGCCCTTGCCATCACGTTGCTGGTTGCTGTGTGCCGCGACAACTGTTCCGCAGTTGTGTCTGTCGCACATCATGCACTCTGTAGCGTGACGCGCTACATCGAGCAGCCTTCGATTCCGGTAGGTCATAGCGAGACGGCGTTCTTCTCGCTGCGCCACTTGATGTACGGCTTCTTAATCTTCTGCTCGAAGGCAACAGCCGCATCGCCTGTATCCAACTGTCCGCGGCTGTTCACTCCACAGGCCTTGAGCATTCGCTCACGAGCCTCGCCTGCGTCATTGGCCTTCGCCCAGAACAGGAAGTCGGGATCGTTGCACCACAGATAGGCCAACTGTGAGTTGCGCTGTTCCTGCCTGACCGGCTGCTCGTCATCTCCGATCTCTGCCAGTGCGCACATGAAGCGCTGGCCCGATCGCTTGCCGGCCTTGATCGTGAAGTCCTTGAACGGGTGCGAGTCTGAATCCTCAGCCAGCAGGAACGTCACCGTCCTGCCCCGTGTGCTGCTGTCTGCCCAGCCAAGCAGCATGATCTCCCCATGAAACACAATCTGAGTTTCGTCCATACATCCTCCTCACTTGTATCTTGTCGACTGTCTCACCAACTGTTTTGCTGTTAGCTTCTTGCCCTTCTTAACCTTCGGCTCTTCAATGTAGAACCCGGCGCGATACTCCGCGCCCGATACGCCTTCAGGCCACACCTCGCCGACTGTAATCTCAGCCGACTCAAGTCGTGCAAGTTTTGCCGACGGGAATACATGCCTGACTGCGTCGGTAAACTCAGCGATGTCCGGGTTGTTCTGTCTTGCGGCCTTCAGCGCCGCGACCTGCTCAGTCGAATACTTCATCGCCAAGATCCTCAACGATCAGTGACGGCATTGGTTTGACACGAGCAGGCGGCTCCCACCGATAAGGCGATGCGCCCTGCTGGTCAGAGAAACTCTGCGCCCCCTGAGTCAGCCACAGCGCAGCCTTCCCCTCCCACTCGAAGTGACGCTGCTTGCCCCACTGCAGAACGCAATCAGGCAACTTCTTCGTGTCCTCCATCTCAACAGCCGACAGTTGTTTGTCCATCAGCTTTCGCTCCTTAGAGCGGTTGCGCCACACGATGCAGACGTTGTCGACCAAGTCAGTGATCGAGCCGCTGCCCTTCACGTCGAACTTGTTCGGCATGCTGAACTCGTCTTCACGTTTGCGTACGTGGGCGATCAAGTGGACGTGCATGCCGGTGTCCTGAGCGATCGCGCACACACTGTTCACGAAGTCCTTCTGGCCGTTGTAGTCATCGTCGCCGCGCACGACCTTCATCATTGAGTCGATGAAGAAGTGATCGATGCCAAGTTTGTTTCTCGCATACAGCATGACGCCGCGCAGTGTGTCCGGGTCGACGATGCCTTGCTGGTCGTAGATCCACAGCAGGTCGTCAGTCCATAGATGGAAGCGGCGGATGTAATCATGCTGCGGCAAGCCGTTCGCGGCAGACTGCTTGACCATGCGAGCCATCGTGGCCTCAGCCTTCATCTCGAATGACGCGATGCAGACCTTCTTGTTCTGCACCATAAGATGCAGCGCGACCTGACTGGTCACCAAGGTCTTGCCGTGTCCGTTGATGCCGGCCCACAGGGTGACCTCGCCGGGGCGCATCTGAAAGTTGTCTCCGATGCGCTGCCACGGCGTGACGGGAGAGTTGTTCGCGCTCTCGCCGTGTATCCGGTCGATGACTGCATCAAGGAACTTTGAAGCAGGGACTACCTTCTCGCTGCCTTCAGCGTAGTCTAGGTACTCTTTGAAGTTAATGGTATCTGGGATCAGTTTCACAGGCGACTTCCGATAAGAATTTTTGGAATTGATTGTTTTGGAAATCCATCCAGTACTCGTTGTCCAAGGCCCACTTCCATTGAGTCTTGGCTATCTTCCCCTGTACCCATGCATCGATGGAATCCGCTGTCGGGAAGTAGTACAGCGAGCCGCCCTGCTCAGCATCCGGGTGATAGTAAAGCAGAGGCCTAGCAACATGCTTGAGTAGTTCAATTGCATGGCGCTCGAAACTCGACATGCCAATCGGGCAAACGATGCACGTTGTCATGCGAGCAGCAAAGCGCCAGTCGTATGTCTCCTCCGGCCTCGCGTACACCACCGGGTCGTACGAGATGCGCGGCTTGTCGTAGAACGAAACGATAAGCGTGTCGTTGTATATCAAGCCCTTCATGCGCACACTCAGGATTCGATCTGCGTTCTGCGGGAGTTTCATTCACCCACCCCTCGCCCGAATCGCGGCGGCGCAACGCCTCGCCTCTGCATCTTCCCGGTTGTTGTCGCCCATGTGCCGCGCCTCACACACCCTCGCACACGCCTCTCGTTCTCGCTCGGCAACTAGGGCGGCGAAGCGTTCAAGACGGTCGTCGATGCCGCGACCATCGACACAAGGGACAGGCCCGTAAAGCGTTTTCTCAATTTCAAATCCCGCTTCCTGCGCCATGCGGATGATGTCGTCGCGGGTCATGACACCACCCATACAGCACGGCCACCTGTTGGTTCGTACTTGTCCTTGTTCAAGTAGATATACGCTTGGCCCTGTTGCCCTGCGTTTTGCACATACACCATAAGACGGTCATCGCTCTTTATTTCGTTTACCACTGCCAGACACCCGCCAAACCCATCCACCGACGGATTGATCTGCACAATGTCGCCTAGCTGTAATTCGGTCATCGCGGTTGCTCCTGTTTTGGCAGCAACAACACCTCAGTCGTTGCGGGAATGTGCCAAACGTTGCCCTCATCGTCGGTGCAGTACGAATACATGCCGTCGATGCGCTTGAAGTTTAGTTCCTTGCCTGTGACCAAAGAGATCCGGCTGTTTCGCGGTACGTCATAGAGTTTCATGTTTGCTCCTCCTTCCAAATCCTGTAGTCGTATTGCTTGATGCCGCGGTACACGGCGGTTGATAGGTGGTAGTGCGGAACACCCCACTGCTTGATCAAGTCGCGGTACTTCACGCTTCGGCCATTCGCCTTTTGCTTGCGGTCAAGCAGGATCTTGTACTGATCGTACGTGAGCGCGACCTTTTGGAATTTCATATTGCATTGTCCCAAGGGTTCTCAGCCTGCTTCTGCTCGTCCTCGTACCGACGCTGGTTCAGGTACGTGGTCGCATGCGGAATGAATCCGCGCTTCCACTGGTCGCTGGCCTTCATCGCTTCGACATGGGCGAGGATCTTTTCAACGTGCTTATTGGCATGGCTGCGCTTCCAAGAGGACAGCGCACCAGCCTTGGATGTCTTGACAGGGTAGGCAGACCAGAACCGCTCAAAGTCTGCGTCCGCCCCTTCAGGTACGCCTTTGCCCCTGCGCTTGAACTCCTTGCTCAGGAAGTCAGCGATCTCCAGAGCCTGATCGGCGTGGATGAAAAGCTTCTGCGGTTCCCCGTTCGGGACGATCTGCGTGACACAAGCCACCCGCGCATCGCGGTTGACCGAAATCTTGATCGGGAAGTGATTGAGTTCCATGCGTCCTCCTCAAGCGAGAAGTTACATGGAAGGTTCAACAGGTGTCAATACTCTGTTTGAATTCTTTTTGAGTATGAGGCCAGAAGGATACTACTGAGGCCTCGTGATCTGACCCTGAGTGAGCAGACCTAGCCCATCCTAGATCTGCCTTCACACGCTGACCCGTCGGTCGCATGACCCGCCAGCCTTGTCGCTCTGGGGTGCTAGCCTCGCCGCCCCGCCCGGTGTTTCAAGCTATCCCACAGTACCGGTATAACCCCGCGCACCCTGTCGTTGTCACCGACGATGCGCGGGGGTTGCCTTTTTACTAGCAGGTCAGGCAGCCGTCAAGCTTTCTTTTGCCTCGACCGTCTCAGTCACAAACATGATTTTGTTGCGGCTGTTCAGGGCAGACTTGATGTAGTCCCAGTCCACGTCCTCAGCCCGGTTCATCAGCGTTCGGAAGTCCAGCTTGCCCCCGCTGTGCTTGTCCATAGCCACGGCTACGGCCAAGGAGGTCGTGGATGCGTTGCGGTAGATCATGGACGTGATGTACGCCCCGGTCGTTCCGCCCAGCCGGCCCAGATCCTCGCGCTCGCGCAGGTTCAATCCCTTGATGTATTCGATCAGCGTCATAAAGCCTCCATTTGAGTCCAGACTGCAGTGTACACGGGGGTGTTGACACGTTCAAATGGCAGGGGGTACACTCACGTCTAGTCACTAGGGAGGCACCCAATGGATGACCAACTAGACGACGGATTGCAGGCCTATCACGAGCAGGTCTCGATGGCCGAAAGGTTTTTTCACGAGAAGGAGGCGAAGATGAGTTTTATCGTTTCAGCAAACAACAGTGGCGGTGGTAGTGACTTTGCTCCCCCGCCGGCTGGTTCGCATGTGGCCCGGTGCTACCGGATCATTGACCTTGGCACCCAGACTTCTGTCTGGAAGGGCAGCGAGAAGAAGCAGCGCAAGGTTCTCATCAGTTGGGAACTGCCGGATGCTGTGATCCCTGACGGCAAGTTGGCCGGCAAGCCGTTCTCTGTCAGCGAGCGGTTCACCGCAAGCATTGGTGAGAAGAGCAAGCTTCGCTCTGTCCTTGAGAGTTGGCGCGGTCGTCAGTTCACCAAGGAGGAAGAGGCGCGGTTCGATATGAAGAACATCATCGGTGCGCCCTGCGTGGTCAACATCGTTCACGCCAACAACAACGGCAAGGTCTACGCGAACATCGCATCGATCATGCCGCTGCTTCCGGGCATGAAGGCAAGTCCGCAGGTCAACGAGAGCATGATCTTCTCTCTCGACAACTTCGATGCGGCTGCCTTCTCGTCCCTCTCCAAGGGTCTGCAGGAAGCCATCCAGAAGTCGCCTGAATACTCACGGGCCGTCGCAACAAAGGATCGCGTTGAACTCTCAAACGGTGGCGTTGAAGAGTTGAACGATGACATCCCTTTCTAAGTTTATGGAAGCCATGAAAGACTTGTTCGACTTCAGGACGAATGACTTGTTCGGCAGCCGTGGTCTGGCCAGATCGTCAGATCCGGACACCAGCCATGTCGCTGCCGCCAAGATCAGTACTGCCCGTCTTGAGGAGATGGTCTACGAGAAGATCCGTTCGTTTGGTTCGGCAGGCTGTGCGGCAGACGATGTCGTGCAGTTGATGCCGGACATCAAGAGCAACAGCATCACCCCACGGTTCGCCCCTTTGATCAAGAAGGGGCTGATCGTTGACAGCGGGAGACGCAAGCGGATCTCTTCGGGCAGTACGCAACGTGTCTTGGTTGCATCTTCATTCGTGAGGGAAGGCCAATGCTCACAAACAAACTGAACCTGCCGCGCTCGATTGTCGCTGCTGTCACCAACGATGGGTACAGCCGCGGCAAGTCTGACATCAGCGTCACTCAGCTGATCTCTCCGCCGTTCCAACGGAAACTGCGGGAGACTGTTGAGCCGCAGGAGGATGTCGCCGATCGGATCTGGTCTCTGCTTGGGCAGTCCGTACACACGGTGCTTGAGCGAGCCTACCCGGAGGGGACAACAGACGCAGTTGTCGAGACTCGACTGTTCACAACTGTTGAGGGCTGGTCTGTCAGCGGACAGATGGACGTCCTCGAAGCCGGCACACTGATGGACTTCAAGGTCACGTCAGTGTGGTCGCGCAAGGGCAAGCCTGAGTGGGAACAACAGTTGAATCTACTGGCCGCGCTGTGCCGTCGACAGATGGCGGAGACCGGCGATGTCAGGTTCAACGTCAACCGCATTCAGATCATTGCCATCTTCCGCGACTGGGTGCAGAGCAAGACGCTTGCCGGTGATGACTACCCGGAGTCTCAGGTTGCTGTGATCCCTGTCCCTCTGTGGACGGCGGAAGAGCAGGACAACTTCCTGAACGAGCGGGTTAGGCTGCATCAGGCTGCGCGTCCTGAGCCTTGCACCGACGAGGAGCGGTGGAAGACGAGTGACGTGTGGGCGCTGATGAAGGAGGGCAGGAAGTCAGCCGTCAAGCTGTTCAGCAGCGAGATGGAGGCGAACTCTGCGGCAGATTCTGCAGGCAATGGACACTCAGTGGTTCACCGTCGCGGTGAGTACAAGCGCTGTGCCAATTACTGCAGCGTCTCTCACGGGTGCCCAGTCTGGCAAAGCGTTCCATTCTGAGGTAACTGATGCGCTGTCCATCTTGCAACTCGAAGACGTTGATCTTCGATACGAGGATCAGTTACAGCGGCAGCGGTCACCCAATGACGATTCGCAAACGCCGCTGCATGAACTGCATGACTAGTTTTCAAACAACGGAGATTGTTAACGATGATGTCCCGGTCAAAAACAAAGAAGACGAAGAGCGCGAAGAAGAAGGCAGAGGTTCGTCGGGAGGAAGATCTCTCCCCAGAAACTCAGGTGTCTCGCGTTTTGCTGGTCGCAATGGTTGAGGCCTACAAGATTCTTCACGCCGGACTGCTTGCTGCAGGGGAAATCTCTGAAAAGGCAGAGAAGGCCGGCATCAAGCAGGCTCGATAAGTAAGGGGGCGGGGTATGTCTTATCAACTTGGCAGGAACGAGGATGAAATCCGAAGCATCATGGATAGGCTGAAGCAGGAGGGCGGATTTCTAGCCAAGAGCGAAGAGCATGCCTCGCCCCCCGACATGGTTAACAACCCACCGCATTACCAGATGCCCGGTGGCATCGAGACCATCGACTACATAGAGGCGGTGCTTGCGCAGGACTACTTCAAGACAGTGCCGGGAATTGTCGCGCACTGCGTAGGAAACGTTCTGAAGTACGTGAGTAGGCCGACGAAGGGCAAGTTTTCGCAGAGCATTCGCAAGGCCGCTTGGTACTGCAACCGCGCAGCAGATGCGCTGGAGAAGATCGGTGAATGATCAAGGCATAAGACAGCTGTGGGCTAGTGTTATCAGCCAAGCCATCTGCGATATTGACCTTCGAGGAGACAGGGTCGTGCGTGCGCAGGCGGCGCGTTGGATAAACAGCGACTCCCAAGAGGCTGGTTCGCTGCGCTGGATCTGCGACATGCTGGATCTCGATGCGGAGAAAATTCGCATGCGATGCATGAGCCGCTCCGGCAGGAAGAGCCTGACCGGCAAACTGTTTTCAAGACGTGCGCTGGAAAAGCGCGTCGACTTCGAGGAGGAAAGCCGTGACTTATCTTTCGACTTTTACACAGAAGGTCAGTAGGTTTTGGTGGTGGCTGTGGACTGGGTACTACAGTATTGACGATGTCCGCAGGCGTATAGAGTCAGACGCTCGCAGGTTTGGCGGGAGGGTTCACTGGGATGAATGAGAAACTAACAGTTGGGATGAGCCGGTGCAGATGCAGCGGGTGCGGACACTACTTCAACAGTGTCGGCGCTTTCGATGAACATCGAATCGGGAATGTGATGGTAGATGGAGTGCGCAAGAAGATCCCCCGCAGGTGCCTTACCGTTGAAGAGATGGATGCTCGCGGTATGGTTGTAAACGCGAGCGGATATTGGGTGCGCGAGAAATGGGAGGGGGTGCCATCATTGACTGCAGAGGAGGCAGCATGAAGAGGAATGGCGATCAGTCCCGTGACCCGGATCGGGTTTACAGGGAACAAAGAAGGATAGCCACAGGCATTGCGGTGTTCCTGCTTTCAACGGTGTTCTTCTACGTTGTCGGCGTTGCAACAACAGTTGTTCTGCTGTTTAACTTTTTATTCAGATGACCGACGAACTAAACTTCGGTGCCCTGTCTGATGCTAAGCGAGAGGAGCTTAGCAGAACGATTGAAGAGCAGGCCCGTGTCATTGAGGAGCTTCAGAAGAAAGTGGAGTTCCTTGAAACCGTCATACAGGAGATGGAAATCAGATGGAACAAGTGGTGATGTTTGTAGTCTTCGCAATAACATTCACAGTTGTTGCATGTGGTTTTGTGAAGATGAAAAAGAAGTCGGATGAGATCCGCCGGCAGATCTGGAGGGAAGTCCCTCCCCCCAACTGGCGGTGCAGGAGGGGAGGGCGCGACTACCTCTGATTACTTGCGCTTATTCTTCAGCTTGACCTTCTGCTTCTTCTGCTTCGGCGGCTCGACGCTCGGCGTAGAAGGCGACGTTGAACTCAACTTGGGTTTGACGAATCTGCTCAGCAATTTCTTTACGAAGTCCATATTTCTCTTCCCTAGTTAAAGTTTCATCCTGCTGGATGTCCAAGTCCTGCTGGCGCAGGTTTGAGATGGCTCGCTTCTGCTTGTCTGCAAACCGCGATAGTGCGGCCATGCCAGCAACAGAGTCGGCGTAGGCAAGCTTCTCTTCGGACACTTCGGTCTCTGACTCCATGATCGCATTGAAGTCACGAGCGGCTTCCTTTGCCTCCTTGGCATTCTCGTAGAACGCGCTGGAGTCATACCGACCGTCGGGCTGCCTGTGAACGGCCTTCAAGATCGGGATCAGGTTCTGCTCAGTGGCCGACGCAGTGCCGGTGTTGGCCATCGCATCGAATGTCTTGATGACATCCTTCACAAACGTACCAGCACCGCCTGTCAGGAACGACGTGATGTACTCGACAGACTCAGGCGACACGTCGATAGCCATCTTTCCGCCAGCGCCACCGCCGGTCATCTCATACAGAGCAGCAGTTACGTTCTGGAACATCGTATCGCGAGTGTTGTTCCAGTACCGCTCGCTGTCCGGGGTGACTCCAGTGAAGTCTTCCGGCATAAGCGGCAGGCCAGTCTCCTTCTCGCCAGTGATGAGAACCATCGCCGGATCGATGAGCGTCGGAGACAGGAAGGTCGCCATGTTGTCCATCGAGCCAAGCGGCGAGAAATGAAGCGATGCGGAATCTCGCATAAACGCACCGACCTTTAACGGGTCTGCGCCATTCTTCAGGTCACGAAGCGCATAGCCAAGGTTCACGAAGAAGCCAAAGCCATACGGCAGCGGGACATTGTAGGTCTCGCCATTCGGCCCGAAGAACACAAGGTTCTTCAGCTTAGTCTGGCGCATTGATGGCTTATCCCAGTACGGCTCCTCATCGTCACCGACAGCGGAGGCCGCCATCTCTGCAATGAAGTATCCAAGGGTGGCAAGCCCAGTTGCGACAGCAGCGCCACGCTTGCTGAACACAGCGCTCACCGTGCGCTTCGCACCCTGCACTGCAGGGTTGAAGAACAGGTACATTCCGCTCAGCACCGGAGTCCACTTGCCGCGACGGTTGAAGTTGACCGTGATTTCCTTCGCAATGTTAGTCGCTTGGATGCGCGACTTACCGTTCTCCATTGCGACCTTGTATGCGGCAACACGAGCAGCGCCTTCGATGGCACCGTTGATGTCCATCATGAAGTTTTCTACGCCCTTCAGATACCGCATGGTCAGGCGGTGGTACGTCAGTGGCTTACCTATCGACGCCTGTGCGTTGCGATACATGGACATCAGATCACTGTGGCGGTCTTCGATCTGCCTCAGATCAAGCGCACCAGTCTTGCCGCCATCAGCACGATACATGTCGTAGTACTGTTTCAGGTCGCCAGTCCAAGCGTTGTTACGCTCAGCACGCCACACTGTGTAAGCAGCCTTCGGCAGTGTTGCCAACAGCTTCGCGGAACTCCACAGCCCTTGGTCGATGCCGGTGTTGATCAGCGATGTCTGAATGTCGCGAGATGCGTTGATCAGCACGAACGGCGGCGACAGCACAGTCCACAGCTTGGATAGCGTGCGGCCAAACGTATTCATGCCGCCAAGGATTGACTTGATCGTATCCGGGAACTGCGACAGGACACTCGTCATCTGCAGTTCTTCGAGGATCTCAGGGTCTTTGATGACCATGTGATACACCTCGCCGCCCACACGGACTGGGAGGGTCTCCGCATCCTTCTGGATAGTCAGGCGGTATCGCACTTCCTCGACAGGGTTCTTGTAGAACCCGCGCTGCATGACAGGCTTGTTCACCTGCCACAGCTCGCTGTCCTTGTTTGCGAGGATGAATTGCAGCCAAGCTTTGCGGACGTTGTTACGCTCAACAGCGACAACAGCTTCCTCGTAGTCGGCCAAGATGTTCTCGACGATTGCACCCGCCTTGCTCTTTCTGCCAAGACGGCGCTTCGAGAATGCATTGGCAAGATCGAACCGACCGTTGCCAGTGACACGGCCAAGATCGTCGGCCTGCTCAAGTGTCTTGAGCGGGACGTAGTAGTTGTACGTGGCATTCCAAGCAGCAACATCTGCTGGGCTGACAATGTCGCCATTGACCAGCGCAGTCTGAGTCATCTTGGTAATGTTCTGGATCTCATCCGCGATGGACTTGATGCGCACGAACTGAGCCATGTCCTGCCGAAGAGCGGTCATAACTTGGTCTGCCTCAGCATTCGTCATGCCTGAGCCGCCATCCGGCATCTGCGGATTGATCGAAGCTATGCGACGGTTGGCTTCCTTGGCATGGTTGGCGTACAAGTACAGCTCGACATCAGCAAGGTCGACGTTGTTGTCTACTGCACGCTTGAGGATCGGCTCGACTACGTCCTTGCGGAAGCGATCGAGGCGGTTTCCGGCGCGGCCATACATGCGGTGCATTGCCGACTCAATCTCTGTCGACTCAGTCAGCACGCCGCCCTGAGCAGCAACGGCCTTCTGCGCACGGGAAGTGGCAAGCACTTCGTTTTGCACGCCACGCAGCAAACGCTGCAGTCGACCGAACTCAGGCAGCCAGTACTTGCGGCCCTGACGCACCTTCGAGAACTGGATCTCAGGACTGTCAGGCGAGAACTCGCCAACATTCCCAACAGCTGACTTCAACTGTGACGGGTCGTACAGCGCGAGGTTCTTGGCCCCAGTCTCCTTCACGTAGTAGCTGTCGAAGCCGGCAAGCTTGATGGCGTCTTGGATCTCGACGTTCTCGATCATCTGCCACTTGCCTTTGGCAATGGCCTGCTCACGAGTCTCGCGGATGCCGACGTTGTTGCTCTCCCAGATATCCATCACTCGCTTAACGTGATTTGGATTCTCGAAGTCAAACGGATTCTCAGCGCGGACATACAGCGGATACACAGATCCACCCGGCCCAGCGTAGGTGTTCGCAACTCGCTCGTCAGGTGACACGAAGATCGCGCCACCCGTGCCGCGGCGAAACACACTGATGCCTTGGTCGATGAACTCTTCAGCGCCAACGGTAGGAGGAATCGTGCCGTGGTACATGACCTTTGGTCGGCCACGTCGGTCTACGAGCTTGCTGTCGCCGAACCAGTTCCAGAAGTTCTGGATGAACTCAGGCGTGCTGGCAATCTGCTTGCCGTCAGCATTGGTCTCGCTGCGAACGCGGGAGAACTGGATAGGCTTCTTGCCGATCGCCTCTTCCTGCGCGGCTACGCCATCGTCGTAGTTCTCAATGGTCTTGCCGCCAAGCTCAGAAGCGTTGGCCGGGTCATAGACCATGAACACGACATCAGGCTCGCCGTTGTTGTACTTGGCGAACGTCGCCTTGTCCCAGCCTTCAGGGCTGTACTCGTCATTCCATTTGACGCGAGCAACAACCTTGAAGCCGTTGTCTGCATACAGCTCAGGGAGAACAGTGTCGAAGGCATCAAGCCGCTGTCCGCCCTGATCCACAGCAAGCTGCAGCATGGCGTTGGCAGATCCCTTCTGTCCGCTAAACACAGAGACAATGTCATTGCCCTTGAGGGCGAAGCCTGACTTGCCGTCATCAGAGATGAACAGGCGCATGTTGGCGTAGTCGGCCTCGTCGTAGACGTAGACCGCAGCACCGAACTTGCTGTTGTTCTTCGAGTCTTGGATGGCCTGACGGAACAAGGGCGCTCCGCCATCCAGCTCGTACATGGTGGGAGCCGGCTTTCCTACGGCTCCAAGTGCGTTCTTGAAAGTAATGACCGGCTTGTATTCAGCCTTGGCGTCATTACTCAGAACCCGAATGCGTCGGCCATCTCCTGCGCTTCGGATCTTGTAAGACCCTTGTGCCTCTGCACTGCTCTGTCGATACCGCTTAATGACTTCGGAGACGAGGAGTCGCTCACGCTCTCTTGCGGTGAGCTGGCGGCCTGCTCTTTCTGCAGCATCAGGCTGTTCAACTTGTCCGACAACTCCAGCATCTTCGGCTTCGAGAGGCTGGCCAGCCACTCGTTGTGCGCCTCTTGATCCAGATTCGGCTGCTGCGCTGAGTTCTCTTCCACTGTATCCCTCCTTCTCAAGGATTTTACGGATTGCACCGGCATAGTCTTGGCTCGTTACACGAAGCTTCACGCCAAACGACTTGTACAACTCCTGCTCTGGATACCAGACAAGAGCCTGCATAGAAGCCGGCGGGATACGCTCGCCGACAACACCCTCAACAAGGGATACTGTCTGACGAACAATGTCACGTAGGTTGCGCCTCTCAGACCCGCTCGAAGGTGCATCCTTCGGCTTGTCGAGGGACTTTAGCATGTTGGCCGCGTTATTGACTAGCGATGACTTGACGCGAGTCTTGTTGTCGTAGGCCTTGCGATTGACCTTGAAGTCACGCTCATGCGCACGGGTAACAAGTCGAGCCAAAGTAACAGCTGCGTCATCGTCTGTTGCCGCGTTCTGCACAAGGTCTGCGCTGAACAGCCGGCTGCCAGCCATGTTGCGGGAGTTGATGAAAATTCCGTTGACGCCTTCAACAGCAAACGCTGCACGGAACTTGTCTCGCTGCGAGGCAAACAGCTTGGCGTCGAAAGCGCGAAGCTTGCCTATCAAGCGGCCAATGGTTCGCATGAACCACATGTCGATCGTGACAGGCTCGAAGTTGCCAGAGAGATTCGAGTAGAAGCCGAAGCCGATCTTCGGGCCGAACACAGACGAGCCAAGGATCTTCTCGTCAGCAAGTTCGTCGATGTTGAAGCCGACTGCATTCAACTCAGACGCAACGAAGTCAGTCTCAAGGAAGCGAGAGAATCGCTCCATGCCCATCTTTTCCATGAGCGTATTGGCAAGCTGGAAGTTGCTCACCATCGCGCCGCCGTTCTTGCCCTGCCCCTTGAGCGGGAAGGTGCCGTTCTTTCTGTACTCACCGTACACCTGCATGGCGAACTTGAGGTTGTCCTCTACGTTCAGGCCTTGCGAAGTGATGGCAACAGACAGACGGAATGCGGTCTGCGCTTCCTTGTCTGTGGAAAGCTCAGGAAACTTGAGCGATGCCATAGCGAGAGTGCGACGGATGGTCTTGTCATACCACTCCTTAGCGCCACCGCCGGCACGAACAGCCGCAACAACTTCAGCGGCAAGCATCTTCGCAACAGTCTTGCGATCGCTCTCGCTGTCGAGGTCGAGCTGTCCAAGAGTGCCTTCTCGACGGGCACGCTCAATCTCAAGAACAGTGTTGGTCAGTCCGCCAACAACTGGTGTGTTGAACTGATCCTCGCCGGACTTGCCGGTCTGGTACTTGAGAGACGTGGCCTCAGACAGTTCTGCGTTGAGGCCAACATCTTCAGCAACACTGTCGGCGAAGTCAGGGTCTACCGCAGGACGCTTGCGCGAGAACTGCGGCAGATCTCTGATGACTTCCTCGTCGGCTACTTCTTCCGGCTGCGGCCTGCCTTCTGCAGCGCGATCGCGACCGCCTGCTTCTGCGCCTTCGGCTTGCTCGACGGGCGGCTGCTCCCGATCTTGCCGGACTTCTCGTACTTGTTCATCAGCTCGCTCACGTTGCGGCTCACGACGCTCTTCGACTTTCCTTTCTTCAACGGCACGACGCTCTCCTATGTTGGTTGCCGGGGCTTCGTAGGTGCCGTCCTCCTGAACAGCACCCGCTGCCTTGACGACAGCATCTCGATAGTTCTTTGCGACATCGATCATCTCTGCGCGTGGCAGGCCAGTGACGGCCATGAACCGAACGAGACGAGCGTCGGCTGATTCACGGTCAGACTTGCTCAGCGTTTTTGCGGCCTTCTTCAGCTTAGCGCCAAGCTCGAACAGATCCTTGTCGAGGTCAGCGGCAAAGGTGACAAAGCGGCGGCCCTTCTGGCCAATGTTGACCTGAGCCTGCCGTGAAGGCGGAACCTTCGGTGGGCCAAGCTCCGCCGGTTTGGGTGCATTTGGGTCTAGTGATGTGCCGACCAAGAACGGATTGACCGCTGGCGCTGGGCGAGTAACGGCTGCGGCAGCCTGCACTGCGGCTTGCTGGTCTGCGGCGACCTGCTGAGCAGCCTGTTGTCGTGCCGTGATCCACTGCTGGAACGCTTGTTGAGCAGCCTGACGCACGGCCAGCGCATCCTTGCGGCTCTGGACGACCATCGGCTGGTAGCCCTGAAGCGCACTCAGGATACGGTCGATGATCTTGTTCAGCGCATCGAGGAACCCCTGAGCGGAAGTCTGATCGCCAGCTGCGTCGAACACTTCCTGCCAGAACTTCGGATCAGTCGATTGCTCGCCGACCATCTCAGCCACCAGCTCTGAGTTGAACTCAGCGTCGTTAGCAACTTCCTTGCGAAGCTGGTTCTGGAACTTCTTGCTGACCTTCGCCTTGGCGAGTGTTATCAGCTGCTGATAAAGCTGCGGGTACTGAGTCTCCAGAACGTGGGTCAGCTCGTGGCCCAGCGTGTTCAGGAAGCTGTAGTTGTTCGCGTCGAGCAGGATGGCATTCGTGCCGGCAATGCGTGCGCCGTTGATGGCGACCAGCTCGCGGCCCTTTGTGGTCTTGACCTTGCCGCCCTTCGGCAGGCTGGCCCACACCACGTCCACCCCGAACGCATCCTTGATGACGGAGGCGATCTTGGTGCGCACCGGGTCAACCGGCGCTTCGGGGATGACAACCTTCTCCCCTTCTGGGAGGCTAAACTTTTCCCCGATCTGGTCGCTCGCCAGCTGCATGAGGGGGCTGACGGGAGGCGTAGTGATCCCTGTCGGGACTCGATACACCGCCCCAGCTTGGACGCCGGACAACCCGTTCTGTGTCGCCACACGGGTCGCCTCCGCCCTCTGGGCGACTTCCTCGACGGGGATACCCAGAGCCTCAGATACCTTGGAAGTCAGCTGACGCGCCGTCTCCGTCAGCTCAGGCGTCTTTGCAGGGCGACGATTCAGCTTGCCAAGAACATACAGCTCCTTGTCGGTAGGCGACTCGAAGGCGGCGAAGCGTGTGTCATCCGGCCCGAAGTTTTCGGTG